GTCGTGTCAGAAGTGCGGGTGCCCCTCGGGTTGTGTGTGCAACATTTTTGACGCTCCCGAGATCACGTCGAATAGCGCTGACTCCTCGGTCAAGCTGGCGTCGATGTTCTTGACGGGCTCCGCGGCCCGAAACATCACGTCTATTCAACTTCGGTCTCCTTTGTGGACGGCCGGCAACTCCACAGGCGCGACGCTTGAGATATGGTCGAGCGTTTTGCGTGCAGACAATGAGTTGGTGCCCAACGCAATGCTACACACACTTACCTATCCCGCCACTCTAGAGCAGAACGTCACCTTTACGTCTTCCGGTTACACGGTGTCTGCCAACACGAATTATTGGGTAGTGCTATCGATAGCCGGACCGTGGACGTTCACAGACCATAACTTCTGTATCGACGGCACGGTTCCTTACTGTCAGATTAGGTGGGCTGACTTCATATACCCCTACATTGGCGTCGATCAGTGGTCTCCAGGCGAAGGCGGGCCGTACGCCTTCAGGATTTTTGGTGACGAGATATGACACGGAGGCAATACCGAGTTCGACGCGACGCAGACGGAAACCAGGAGCACTGGTGTCCACACTGCGACTGTACGGCTGCGTTCGTGATCGGCCGCAGGACTACCCACGAGTGCAGAGGCCGTAATGCCTGCGGCCCCGGCTGCCAACTCCGCCGGACGCTCGCATGGTGGGGCATCCGCGACGACGGCTCCTGCGGTTGCGAGTCGTTCGCCGCCCAGATGGACGCCTGGGGGCCGGACGAGTGCTGGCGGCGGATTGAAGAGATCGTCGAGCACCTGCGGGAAGCCGCCGAGAAGAAGGGCTTGCCGTTCATCGCCACAGCGGCCCGCATCATGGTCGGCCGCGCCATCGAGGCCGCCAGGGCGGAAGCCGCCGATGCCACACCCCCGCCGGGGTGACCGTCCCCACCGTCACGATGACCGCGGAGGCGAGCATGGCGAAGCGATCAGCCACGGTCCACATCGGGCAGAAGAAGTGGCGAATCCGCGTCTGCAAGGTGCCCGCCGACCGGCTCGGCGATTGCAACGACGAAACGGGAACGATCCGCGTCAGCGAGAAGCTCGTCGGCGTGGACTTCGTCGAGGTGCTGCTGCACGAACTGATTCACGCTCGGTGGTGGTGTCTCGACGAGGGCGAGGTGACGGAGTTCGCGGAAGAGGCGTCGGCCGTGCTTGAGGCGTTCGGGGTGACCCGCGAGGAGGACGAAGATGGCTAGACGCCGCACCTATGACGGTGACGAGATCACGCCGATTGTCCGCCGGATCGTTGAGGCACACCCAGACGCGCCGGCTCGCACGCTCGCCCGCCGGATCGTCGAAGAGGCCAACGGGGCGATCACGCTCGAGCAGGCCAGGACGCGGGTGAGAAAGGCGTTGGGGCTCACCGGCGACAAGCAGCGAAAGCAGTCGCAGACGAAGCACCTGCACCGCGAGCGGCGGCCTGCCGGCCTGCGAATGACCATGCCCCCCTCGCAAGCCGAGCCGTGGTTGCCGTTTGACCTCGGGATCGTCGGCCGCGTCGGCATCTTGTCCGACATCCACGTCCCGTATCACGACGAGACAGCGCTTTGGGCCGCGGTCGAGCACCTCCAGAGCGAGAAGATCGACGCCTTGGTGCTCAATGGCGATTGGGCAGACTTCTACTCGATCAGCCGCCACGAGAAGAATCCGAAGTACCGCAACTTTAGGAACGAGCTGCACGCCGGCCGCGATCTGCTGAAGTGGATTCGCCAAGAGTTTTCCGGCATTCGGATCGTCGCCAAACTCGGCAACCATGAAGAGAGGTGGGCCGCGTGGCTTTGGCAGCACGCCCCGGAGATTTCCGACGACCCAATCATGGGAATAGACAATTGGTACGGATTCCACAATTTGGGTATTGAATTAGTACAAGACAAGCGAATCATTCTTTGCGGTGCGTTGCCGGTGCTGCACGGCCACGAAAAAGGCAACGGAATCTCGTCACCAGTGAATCAAGCCCGCGGGGCTTTCATGAGGCTGCACCACACGGTCCTTGAGGGGCACGGGCACCGCACGAGCACCCACTCCGAGCCCGACATGATGGGCCGCGAAACGGTCTGCTTCAGCACCGGCTGCCTTTGCGACATGAGGCCCGCCTACGCCGTCTTGAACAAATGGAACCACGGCTTCGCCATTGCTCACGTCCACGCGGACCGGTCGTTTGACGTGCAGAACATGCGAATCATGAGCGGCAAGGTGAGGCAATCGTGACAGACGCCGACATCGTTACCATCGATCAACGCATCCAGAGGGCCGGCGCGGCCAACTGTTGGACCGGCACACTCGGCTCTCTTGCCGGCGATGCGCGGCGGCTGGTGCGGCACATTCAGGAGACGAGGCGAATGGCAGAGGAATACCCACCACGAATTGAAGTCCCGTGCAACACGTGCCGCGGCATCGTCGGGCTTGAGCCAACGTGTCCCGACTGCTACGGCAGCGGCACGAAGCAAAAACGCAATTCACCTTCCGAGCCGTGGAAGTACGCCGACGATGATCCGCCGTGCTTTCGCCCTGGCTTCGACAAGGATGAGTACGAACGGCGAGCTGCCGCGACGCGGGGCGCGGCGGCCGCGATCCGCGATCCGTCGGAATACCCGGTCGATCACATCCTGCGCGGCGAGCGGGAACTGAAGCACTTCCCCGGCGACGAGATCGAGCCGGAGGCGACGTTGATCGAAGAGCCGGAAGGGCCGCCGGTGGCAGTGCAGCTCCTCGACACGGCACGGGCCGCGGTGCTCGATCGGCACCGGGTGTACGGCCCGCCGCAGGAGCATTTCCAAAGGACGGTGGGCATGGTCAACAGCCTGTTTGCCTCGGTGCTGAAGCGGCCGCTGACGACCTCCGATTGGGCTCGGATCATGCTGCTCGACAAGCTCGCCCGCGACCTCGGGCCGCGGCCCCACCCCGACAACGCTGTTGACCTCGCCGGCTACGCGGCATGCCTTGCCGAGTGCCAAGCGTCCGCACCCCCTGCGGACGGCAGCACGTGAGCCGTAGCGTGGGGGGAGGTGGCGCATGATCGTACGGCCGACTCACTGGCGGACCGGACCCAACGGTCGGGAAGCGGTGGCATCCGCCGGGGACTTCGTGTCGCTCGAGCGACTGCTGACAGCGGGCGAGAAGTCAGGCCGCATTACTTCCCGACCGGAACGGACGGACCGCGAGATCGAGGTGATCGCCTACCGGCTCGGGTGGACGGTGGCCGAAGTCCGGCGGGCGATAGCACGGGGACGCACGGAGAACATCGATGCCTCCTGACTCTCTCGACGGGATCGTATCGACGACGACCAGCCTGACGCAGACGCAGACGGGCACCGTCGGCAGCTCGACGCGGGCCGTCTCCGTGAGTTCGGCCATGCCGCTCAACAGCGTCTCCGGGCCGATCGCCGACCAACTGTGGGTGAGCAACCGCTCGTTGGCGGTCGGCGCGTCCGAGACGCTTGATCTGCTCTCGCTCGCCGACACCATTCAGGGGGCGACCGGCATCCAGACCATGCGGCAGGTTCGCCTTGTGCGAATCGCCAACAGCGAGACGGTCACCGGCCCGCGTATCGTAGTCGGCCCGTCGGGCACGAACGGCTGGGGCCGTGTCGCCGGCGAGGTCGGACCGGGCGGCGAGCTGCTCGGCGTTCAGCAGACGCACGCCTGGGGCGTAACCGCGACCGAGCGGGGCGTGACGATTCGCGCCACCGGGCCGACCGGCTCCGTCGCCTATTCGATCGTGATCGCCGGCACCGCCACCACTGGCCCAGCGGGGTACTGACATGACACCCGACCAACTGCAATCCGCCGTTCTCGCTCTGATCGCCGGGGCGCGGCTCAAGTCTGCCGGCGGGCTCACCGTCAGCGAGTTTGGCTCGCTGACCGTCGAGGTCATCCGCCTGGCGGTGGCCGGGCTCGACACGATCACGACCCTCGACGGGCCGGGGAAGAAGGCTTGGACGCTGGCTTGCGTCGGCACGCTGTTTGACGCGGTGGCCGACTCGTGCGTGCCGTTCGTGGCCAAGCCGGTCTGGTGGATCGTCCGGCCGGCCGTTCGGACGCTCGTCCTCTCGGCTGCCGGCGGCGCTCTTGAGCAGATCCTCAAGCTGACCCGCGCCGCCGCCCCGGAGCCAACCGCATGATCCCGCCGTTCTGGCTGATCGCTGCCGCCGCCGCGGTGGCCTACCTGCTGTGGGCTCGTCCGGCCGCCCCGGCGGGGCTGCCGCCGCTGTCGCCGCT